CAATGTCAATACAATATATGAATACTTTTTCAGTAGGGAGAAAGCTACTTTATACCGGGCACAGAACGAAGTGTATAATGTAGGGTAGAGCCTTTTGAGGGTTAATTGCTTTGATGTTCAGTGAGTTAGGTTTGTTTGATGTATTGAGCGCCACAAAACGAAGCGTTTACATTGGTTTAATTTCGGTTTAATTTTGACGGCATAAACGGAGGCGCAGGTTTGCGTCTGGTTTACATCTATGAGGCTGTGGGTTTGCACCTGCGGCCTTTTTTGTGTGCAGACGGTAAAACCCTTGTGTGGAGCGGTTTGAGCGCGTATTTGGGGCTTTTATGGGCTTTGTGCTGGCTCTGTTGGAATGGGGTTCGAATGTGCTTTGAATGGCGGCTGGAGTGGGGTGGGGTAGAGGGGCGAAAAATGCCCTATTTTTAGGGGTGGGGTTACAGGTGGGGTTACAAAGTGGGGTTACATTTTTCAAAAAGTGGGGTTACACATTCGGGGTTTTGGAGGGGGGGGATAGAGGGGAGGGAACTTGCCATTTTGAAGGGGTAGAGTGGGGGAAACAGCCCATTTGCGATATAGGTTTTTTGCGTTCAAATAATGTAAAAACCCCGTTAGAATGCGGTTTCTACGGGGTTTTATGGTTATTAGAGGGGGGGTACCCTACCCTAATATGGGGTATTTAGGGGGTACGGGGTACATACGCTTCGTTACAGGGAGTCCTTGCGACCGCCCCAGATGATCCGCAGATGCGTCACCCGACATTTGCAATGTCCGAAGTCTGGACATCCGAAGCATTTTTTCCTTTTTCACGCTGAAGCTGGGCTATCCGCTCACGCAGTTGCCCGATCTCCTCCGCTTGTTCCCTGATGACCGAGTCCTTTTCTTGTATCACATTCAATAGCTTGTCTTCAAAACCTGTTGTTTGTGTGGGTTGTGGTTGGGAGTGAAACATCTCCCCTTCTCCCATAATAACCCATTCGATATTGACGCTCGGGTATGATAATTTCATACGGCGCAGAATTTCAAGAGACAACTTCTTTCTCCCGCTCTTAATATCGCTTATACCTGCCTTGTTTGTTTCTAAAACGGTTGCAATCTGCACATAATCGCTTACGGCACCCATTTGTTTAAGGCTTTCTATCACCTCAATAAATCTGATATTTTCACTCATGTCTCACTAAAAGTATGAAAAAATCCATCAATATATTTTGCAGTATGAGAATTTCATACTATCTTTGCACCGTGTTCAATTAAGAACGGCGGCCAAAGATACGAAAATTTGCCGAGTTGAACGAATTTTAGAACCAATAAATAAGAGAGACAATGACACAGAAGGAATTTACAGAGAGAACGGGAATCACCCCTACCCCTGAGCAGTTTGACTACATCCACGCGGTTTATATGAACACCTCAATGGATAAGGATCAGTTTTGTGAAGAGTTCAAGAAGTATGGCGAAAGCGAAATCTTGAGAGATGTACATGTGCGTACCGTGAATTTTGAACTACAGTGTAAGCAGAAGCAGGAAGTCATTGAGAACATTGCCGACTATCTAATCACGAAGGCTTGTGATTATGACAGCAGCGAGTTCTACTTTAAGGCTGTGTCGTTGATTGGGCAGCGTAATGTGGTACTCCGAAAAATGGAGCTGGGCTTGCCTTTCAACAATGAGGACAATGTGTATATCGCCAACAACCTAAAGTAGTGGGATATGGAGAAGACATTTGTAACCAGGAGTACCCTCAACAAGGTTTGCTTCTATCTGATAGTCCGAGGCAAGGAGTTTACTCACACCCCAGGCGTTGGGGTAACCTTCAAGGCAACCGATGAATTTGTGAAAGAGATGCAGTACAAGCTGGTAACTTGCTATGGTTGCAGTCTAAAACCGATTATTAACGAAATAAAATAAGTGAGATATGAAACAGTACATTCATGTAACCAAGGAAACGCGTCAGAAGCTGATGAAGATTTTCGGCTGTACTGAGCGAATGGTGTTTTATGCACTCCAGTTTGACGAAAGGAAGGGCAATTCGGATTTGGCAAAGAAGATCCGCAAGGCTGCCTACGAGAATTACGGGATTTTGATGAATGTGATTCCAGCCCTGGAAACACTCCATGACCACGACAACTATATGCGTCAGTATTTACCGAACGGCGCAGTTCTGGAGTTCAACAAGAACAATGGAGACGGTGATGTCTATATCCATGGCAAGTGTGTGAGACATTATGAGAATCTTTTCTGGTCGGATATTGAGGGAATCCAAAACTGGGCGATGACCTTGAGATAAGGAGGAGTTTATGGAATACTACGGTAATACACTTTGCATTTCGGCACGCGAACTTATAGACGGGGGTATTATGTCAACTCCGAACTATAAGCAACTCGCTGCACGTGGCCGTATCGATGTGGTACGCCGTGGTGGTGGCTCAAGTAACAACTATGCGCTGGTTTCCGTAAGCAGCCTCCCTGATACTTACAAGGATAAGGTGAAAGCCTTATACCCTGACCCGTCTCTTGAGGTGCTGCTTGCCTGGCTGGATGCCAACTATGAGATAGACCAGGCAGCCGTTGCCTATTTTGCCGACTGGAGAAACAAGAGCGGACACGACCACGCCACCGATGCCCATGTAGCCGAGTATGTTGCTAACGCCAGTGTGCTGAATGCTTGCATTCGTCTATACAACAACGCCAAGGCAATACACAAGACTATGGGCTTGAAGTATGACTGGTCTATGATGTCGCAAGCCGTGGAGGGTTACAGAATGAAGACCAACCACACCCTGCCAACAAGTATGCTCCGCTTCCGCAAGAAGGTGAACGAGTACCAGGCAGAGGGTTATGCTTGCCTTATCAGTGGCAAGTTCGGCAACCAGAGCCGCCGTAAGGTTGACTACAAGACCGAGCGTCTTATCCTCTCCATTGCGGTACTTCCCAACAAGCCGTTCAACACCAGCGTCTGGGAGATGTACAACTCTTTCGTATGCGGCGAACTGGAGGTGTGGGACTATGAGACAGGCGAGCTTCTCAACCCTGAAGAGTGGACCGACAAGAACGGCGAACCAATGTCACTCAGCGAAAGCACCATCACGAACTATCTGAATATGCCGAAGAACCGTGTGCTAATAGACCAGAAACAGATGTCGTACACGACCTTTATGCACGAGCAGATGCCACACGTTCACCGTCACGCTCCTGAGTTCTCATTCTCGAAGGTGTCATTCGATGACCGCGACCTTCCCCGTAAGCTGGCAGACACAAAGATCCGCCCGAAAGCATACTACGCCTACGATGTGGCGAGCCAGTGCGTGGTGGGCTTTGCCTACAACCGCTACAAGAATGTGGACCTTGTGACGGACTGCTTCCGCTCGATGTTCCGATTGATAGAACGCCACGGTTGGGGTTGTCCTGCACAGGTGGAGGTTGAGAACCACCTTATGAGCCAATGGCGTGACAGCTTCCTCAAGGCTGGAGTGCTGTTCCCGTTCGTCCGTTTCTGTGCTCCTATGAACTCGCAGGAGAAGTATGCCGAGCCTTTGAACGGAGCAAAGAAGCGTAGCATTGAGCACAAGAACCACCTCGGTATTGGTCGCTTCTATGCCAAAGGACGTGCCTACCGTACTGAGTCGAAAAAGGTGTTCGATGCGGCAAACGACACCTACGAGGATAAGCAGTATTACACCTGGGATGAATTGATCGCTGACGATATGCGCGACATTCAGGAGTTCAACCACTCCCTGCACCCTAACCAGAAGAAGTATCCAGGTATGACACGCTGGCAGGTTCTTGAGGCGAATATGAACCCGACCCTCCAGCCAATGGATAAGTCTGTATGGGCACGCTTCATCGGTGAAAAGGTATCAACAACCATACGCCGTAACAGCTACTGCAAGGTGGCTTATAAGGACTGGTGGTTGAGCAAGACCGAGGTCATTGAAAAACTGGAACCCAACAACTGGAAGGTGGATGCCTATTATCTGACCAATGATGAGGGTGAGGTGACCGATGTGTATATCTTCCAGAGTGACCGCCTGATTGACAAGCTCGAGGATGTCGGCACTTTCAACACAGCCGATGCCGAACAGACGGATGAGGACAGGGAGATATTCGTTGCCCAGCAGAAGAAGATAGCGGACTTCAACGGCTATGTGAACCGCAATGCCATTGTCCCTGTAGGGGTGGCAAAGGTGGAGCAGCCTATCGAGGTGGCGGTTGAAGCTCTGGAGCTCCCGACACTGGGCGAACCAGAAGAGGCGGTTACTTACCACGTCCCAAGTGCGTTGGAATCCCTTTAGAACAGCATTAGAATAACATTAAAATAAGTTTGAGACAATGATTACAGCAGACAACAAGAAACGGATATTGGAGGCGATAGCAGCCAACCGTGCAAACTACCCGAGCGATGCGAAGCACGCTGCTTCGTTGGGTATCTCTACCTCGGTTTACAGTGCCATCAAGAACGGTCAGACCGACAAGGCGTTGAGCGATGCCAACTGGATAACCATCGCACGCCGTCTGGGTGTAAACCTCCGAGGCGGTATGGAGTGGAAGGCGGCCAAGACTGCCACCTTCGACTTTATCACTATACAGTTGGAGGCTTGCCAGCAGAGTGGCTTGAGTGCTATCCTTTGCGATATACCGAATATCGGCAAGACCTTCACCGCACGCTACTATGTACAGGGCCACCGCAACGCAATCTATGTGGACTGCTCACAGGTGAAGACAAAGCTGAAGCTGGTGCGTAAGATAGCCAATGAGTTTGGCGTGAATAGCAACGGCAGATACGGCGATGTTTACGAGGATCTTGTGTACTACCTCCGTTCTATCGAAACTCCCCTTATCATTCTTGATGAAGCTGGCGACCTTCAGTATGAGGCGTTCCTTGAGCTCAAAGCCTTGTGGAACGCTACCGAGAGATGTTGCGCCTGGTATATGATGGGTGCCGATGGTCTGAAGGCGAAGATAGAACGCTCGATCGAGCACCAGAAGGTGGGCTACACCGAGATGTTGAGCCGTTACGGTGACAGATACAGCAAGGTGACACCCGATGACGGCAAGGAGCGTGAGAAGTTCCTGAAGGACCAGGCTTGTGCCGTGGCGAAGGTGAATGCCCCAGCAGGTACCGATATCGCAACCCTTGTGCGTAAGACTAACGGTGGACTCCGTCGAGTATATACAGAGATTGAGAAACTGAAAATGGCGTAAGCGATGGCAAAGAGAGCATACAGTCCGAAAGATGTTGCAAGCATAAACCACAAGGTACTGCCGTTTACAGGCAAGTGGAAAGAGGTGTTCGGAGAGCCTGAACAGGGTGATACCTGGTTCATCTCGGGGCCAAGTGCCAGTGGTAAGAGTTCCTTTGTGATGCAGCTTGCCAAGATGCTTTGCGGTATCGGTCCCGTGCTGTATGTCTCACTTGAGGAAGGTGTCGGACTTTCAATGCAAAAGCGATTGAATGAGTTCAAGATGAGCGAGGTTCAGGGTTCATTCCGCATCATAACTGATGGCGATATAGAAGACCTGGACAAGCGACTGGCAAAACCCAAGAGTGCCAAGTTTATCATCGTGGATAGTTATCAGTTCGCATTTGAAGCTGGCTGGGAATACAGACTAACAGCAGAACTGATAGACCGCTTTCCCAAAAAGACCTTCATCTTCATTAGTCAGGAGGACAAAGGGAAACCACTCGGTAAACCTGCAATCCGTTTGAAGTATAAGGCAGGAGTGAAAGTACGCACATTGGGCTTTCGTGCTTTTTGCGAAGGTAGATATGCAGGCCAAGTAGGTGCGTACTACACCATCTGGGAGGAAAAGGCAGTTGAAGTATATAACACCACATCCGATGGACAAGAGACTGAAACGGCGGACGAACCTCTTGTATAGGCTACGCAAGAAGGGAGTTCGGTGTAACACCAAGGCAAGAGAGATATACTTTGCCTACGACAAGGACCCGATGAAGGTCATACAGATAAGGCGACTATGTAAAGAATTCAATTTTAATGTTCAACTAACAATAGAGTGAGATGAAGAAGAAAGTTTACATCAGTGGTGCGATAGCCCACTACGGAATGGAAGAGCGACGGGCTACATTTGAAGCAGCTGCTCTCCGATTGAAGGAACAGGGCTTTGAACCTGTGAACCCCTTTGAAAACGGTGTTCCTGCAGATGCCCATTGGATGGCGCACATGAAGGCGGACATTGCTTTGCTCGTTGGCTGTGACTACATCTATATGCTCAACGGCTGGGAACTCTCAAAGGGCGCGAAGCTGGAGTTTGATGTGGCAAGCAGTTGTGGTATCAAGGTGATGTTCGAAGGTCAGACAGCAGGTCGTGAATATGTGTGCTGCATCTGTGGTGAGACCTATTCAGGATATGGGCACAATCCACACCCAGTGAAGCACGGGGGCGAGTGCTGCCCAGAGTGCAACAAGCAAGTAATGGCAACAAGATTTCAATTATCGAAAGGAGAATGATTATGGCAGACAATCAGAAAGTAAGAGTGGTCTTTGAATTTGACCGTAAGGATTATGACAATGTCCTCTTCCTGCTTGGAACGAGTTCCCACGACAGGGACGAGGTGGAGAAAGCTTGGGAAGTTATGACCTCGGAAGATGTGATATTGAAAAGTGATTCGTTTGCCTCGCTGGGGGTAACACCACAAGAGATGCTCGCAATGTTTGTTGCTGGGGCTGTGGTTACAGTAGAGGATCAAGTAAAAGCAATGTAAAGTTATGGCACAGGAGGTAACCAATTTCGCACGCTTTTATGCATCGTTCAATCTGTTGCCATGTAGTGGTGATCGAGAAGATATGAAGCGTGACCTCGTGAGGCAGTGGACCTGGAACAGAACCGACAGCCTCCGAGAGATGACCAGGACAGAGTATGAAGCCTGTTGTGAGGCTATTGAGCGTTTGACAGGTCGCAAAGATGAGCAGAAAAAGAAACGCAGCCTTTGTCTGAAGCTGATGCAGAAGTTGGGAATTGATACTACCGACTGGACGCGTATCAATGCCTTCTGCCAGGATCAGCGAATTTCAGGCAAGGTCTTCGGACGCTTGACCATTGAAGAACTCGATGCGCTTGCGGAGAAGCTCCGCGCCATCCAGCGCAAGGGAGGTCTGAAACAGAAAAAAGAAGTTAAACCATCGGGTGAGGTTACCTACTTGATTTCGTTAGGTGGGAGCACCCTCAAATGTTAAGGCTATGGATAATAAATTGAAGGCCCTGAAACAACAGGCAACCGAAGCGTCCCTCGGTATGGATCGGGACGAAGCTGCACAGTTCTTTAGCGAACTCGCAGACTGGGCATACGCCCAACACGAAGCAATGTCAATCGATGACTATTGTGAAATGCAAAACTATGAGGAGGAGTGAATATGAGTATAGACGACCAAAATAAACTCAAGAAAGCCGGCTTTATGATAATCAGAAAAGATGATTATCCATCGCCAAGAATAAAAGTGAGTACAGGAAGCAATGGTGGTTGGAAAACGCATAATACTTACCCATCGAAAGCGGAACGTGACAGAGTGTTCAAGCAAATGCTTCAGGACGATAAAATTATAGAAGGTTAAACATTAAATCAATAAAGCAATGAAAAAGAATTTGAGAACAATCGGCGAATATATCGTCAATTTTACAAGAGTGTGTTTTTTAGCACCAATCCTATTAGCGAAAGTAGTATCGGACACAGTGCTGCAGTTACTCCTTGCATTTTTCCATGCAATGTATAATGAGAAGGAGGAGTTGGCATCAGCAATGAAAGGTGTACTTGATAAAATGGACTAACAATAATATTACTACTATGGACGAGAACAAGACAACCACCGTTGAAATGACGGCTGAAGAGCAAGCGCAATTCGCTGCCTTCAAAAAAGACCAAGAAAAAAAGGCTGCTGAAGCCAAGGCCCAAGCAGAACGTGAACAGTACCGTAACCTTGTCGATGAAGAGATAGAGCGTTGTATCCCTATCCTGTTGGCGATAAGCGGAGACATCAAGAACAGCAAGGCTCAGGTAATGGATAACTTCAAGACCATACTTGAGATGAAGAGCGAGTTGTTCAAGACGAAGGTCAAGGATGATCAGCGCAGCCACACCTTCACCAACAGCGAAGGCAACAAACGCATCACCATTGGTGTGTATGTGACCGACGGGTACCGTGATACAGTTGAAGATGGTATTGCCATTGTGAAGGAGTACATCTCCAGCCTTGCCAATGATGAGAAGACCGAAGCATTGGTGAACATGGTGTTCCGCCTGTTGGCTCGTGATGCCAAAGGAACACTCAAGGCAAGCCGAATAGTCCAGCTCCGCAAGGTGGCGCAGGACACAGGGGATGAACGCTTCCTTGAAGGTGTACGCATCATCGAGGAGAGTTATCAGCCCGAGGTGAGTAAGCAGTTCATCCGCGCAGAGGTCAAGAACGAGAACGGGATGTGGAAACCCATTCCACTTGGTATGACAGAATCCTAAAAGTTGAAGATATGATCCAGGAAGTAGAAAAACAACCGAAAGTAGCCTTGTGCCGCAAGTGTCGCGGCACAGGCAAATTTCGCGACCCGGAGACACAGGAGGTTCGGGTTTGCGACCAGTGCGAAGGCAGCGGAAGGGTTACGGTGAGTGCAAAGATGATCTTTGACATCCGTCCGTACCGAACCAATCAGTAACAATCACTAATCATCACTAACCAATGGCCAAGAGGCGTGGAGTAAGTTATCAGAAGAGAGTGACAGATATAAATAGGATATACGATGAGCATGCCAAACGCGGGCTTCCTAACCGCGAGATATGGCGCAGATTCGTATATCCTGTTTATGGTATATCTGAACGAACCTTCTACAACATACTCCATGCCTCGTGTGAGCCCAAGAATGAGGTACCTGATGATGTGCAGATGTTTTTAGATTTTGACTATGGCGAACAAAGAGATAAATAAACTTATCCGCAATATATTGAATGATATTCGGATAGATTTATCAGATGAATTTGACCGAAATTTTGAACGGCAAGCGTTCTTCTCCGAGGCATGGCAGAGGCGTAAGAGCCCCACACGCCCCGGAGGTTCTATTTTGGTAGATACGGGGCGATTGCGTCAAAGTATATCAAGCCGGACAACGGAAAACAGTATAACCTTCTTTACGAATGAACCGTATGCAGCTATTCACAATGATGGGGGTGAAATCAGAGTGACGGCAAAAATGAAACGCTTCTTTTGGCACAAGTATTACGAAGCAACCGGTTCTTTCGGTCGCAAGAAGAACGGGGAACGCAGGAAGGACAAACGCACCATCCAATTGAGTACCGAAGCCGAGTTCTGGAAGTTTATGGCTTTGATGAAGGTCGGACGGACAATCACCATGCCCAGACGGCGTTTCTTGGGAACATCTCCAGAGGTGGAGCAAACTGTCAGGGAGATAATTGAGGAAAATATAACTGAATACTTTAATGTTGAATTTGAAATCAGACGGAAATGAGAAAAGAATTGTATAACGAACTTTGTAAGCACTTGAAGGAATTATATCGTTTGCCCGATGGTTCAGTATGCCACCATGTGGAGGGAACTGATGTTCCAGAGGGAGCTGAACGAATCATCAAGCACATCGACCTGTGGAACCATAACGTGGAGTATATTGAGCAAGAGGAGAACTGGGCACGCCCAGCAGTATTTGTCGAGTTCAAACCTATAAAGTGGGAAGCCATAGTTGAAGGTGTGGAGTACCGGGCAGAACCGCAAATACACTTGCATATTGTAACAGACTGGGAAGGTGCTGCTTCCGATGGTAGCGACTTCAAAGAAGAGGCGTTGGAGGTGTTCGACTTGCCGGAACTGCTACACGAAACATTAACCGGATTAGGTGGTGAGAAATTTTTGGAACTTGATTTGATAGAGAGTGACACCAACCATAACCACGAAGATATAGTAGAGAATATAGAGGTTTATCAGTGTGTGGCAATAAAACGACTGAAATAAGCGTATAAATGATGTGGAATGAGTATCTTTGTAGCCTCAAAACAAAAACAAATGAGAAAGTTTATTTTTATATCACTGACAATGCTGTTGTTAGTCTCATGTAGTGGGGACGAAACAATAGCACCTATCATCAATGACGACTATCCATTGGTCGTAAAGAATGCGACACATGATGAAGTAATGATAGAAAGCAAACAATTGTCAACGGGTATAATTGTGCTTCAATCAGATGAGGTCTCTGATACAATATATTCTTCATCAGATAAAATAACGATAGAGTACTTTGGTAAAGGGACTTATTACAAGCAAAAGGAAGTGGAGGTCTCTTTGGATATGGGAACTGTTACAAAGGTACTTCTTGAGAACTGAAAAGAGCGTCCTTGGCTAATTGCTTGGGACGCTCTTTTTGTTGCGTTAGAACGGCATTAAAATGCCTTTAGGCGGCAATGCGATGTTGCTCCTCCTTTTGGGTGTAGAACATCATATCCGTATAGTGGGCATTGTAGTTCATTGTGGCGTTGAATTCGACCTTACGGCAGTTCTTGAATGGGTTGCCGACGGTGGGATTCTTGCCCAGCCAATCGCAAAGCTCAACGATAGACGATTTGTTCGATGTGAAGTATATGAACTGATGCCCGGACAAGATGGTAAGCACATCGAGGTAGTCTGCCAACTTCCAGTACATGCTGTATGTGCCTACCTCTGTACTCAAGTAAGGAGGGTCAACCAGGAACACAACATTCGGAGTATCCTTGTATTGCTTGAATACCTCTTTGTAGTCAGCCGAAACGATGGTGATACCCTCGAGGTAGTCCGCTGATGGAGGATAGTCAGCCTTGCGAATGTTGTTATAGAGAGCCTCCTTCTTCATTTCGGGAATGCTCAGTTTGTACTTCATCGAGAACATAAGAGCGGAGGATACGGTGATGAAGTCTATATAACCATACTCTCGCTCTTCCTGTTCCAGACGGGCAAATATGAGGTCTCGCTTCTCCCCTTTGATGCAGCTGTGTTTCGGCATATCGCCCACGATGGCACGCAGGTCAGCGAGTAGGACATTGGTTCGGGGTATGTTCTCCAGGCGAAGGCGGTAGTTGTCGAAGTCATTATATACGACGGTGGCATTTGGCTTCTGGCACTTGGCGATGTGGGACAACAAGCCCGAACCGCCGAACAGATCCACAAAAACGGTGTCTTCGGGATATTGCTCAAGAACCTTGATGAATTCGCGTGCGAACATACGCTTTTGCCCCACGAATGGCAGTGGGGCTGACAGATAGTTTTTTCTCATTTATGTGTTTAATTCAAATTTTACATTGTCGTTGCCTCCCAGCAGCGACTCGGTCTTCTCTATGTTGTTTTGGTATATGTGAACATTACCAAGGAACAGCGTGATTGATTTCAAAGGCAGGTCTATCTGTCGTGCCATAAGGTAGAGGTGGTAAATATCTGCAGGGAGTCCGAGGTTGGCATCGGAGCTGCGCTGGTATGCTGACACCACCAGTTCGCCCTCGTCGATCTGGAACTGTACCAGACTCAAGCAGGGTGCCTGGTTGCTCTCGGCGTTTGTCGCCCCGAGGAACAGCACATAGTTCTTGCTGCTTCGTTTCTCTCTGTTGATTTTCTCGATGAGAGGCGGCAGCTTCTCGAAGTAGGTTGGATAAGAGTTTACGAGGATGGAACCGCAGTAGTCCCACCAGTTGATACCAGCATCGCGGTACTTCTCCACATTGCGTTCCCCTTGCATAAACAGCTGGAGTTCGGAGCGGAGTTTCTTGCGTGCTATGCCGTGCCCCTCGAAGATGTCGAGCAGGTCGGCTGGCGTTAATGACAGTTGTTCGTTGAGCAAGTAGCGGATGTTCCCCTTCTTGTTCGTTTGGTTCTTGCCCAATGCAAGCACCTTGTGCAGGATTTGGTGATACTTGTTCATAGCCGTACATTTGAAATGGTATGCAAAGGTAGTACGGCAATTCCGAAGCTTACGGCATAGTCCTGCAGATTACACTGCAAGCAGATTGCAGTCGCTTTTGAAGCGTTTAATCAGGTTGTACACTTTGCGTTCGCTGATGGTGTACTTGTCGGCGAGTGTGGCCACAATGTACGACACCTTTTCACCTTGAGTAACCAATGCCAGGTACTCGTTAAACAGGTCGATATATTCCACATCTTCCATTCTTATGCCTGCTGTTTGGAACTTTTTCAGTAGTTCCTTATTCAAATTTAATATCTCAATTACTTTCATTAGCCTAAAATTTACTATCTTTGCACCGTCTCACTTATTTATGTGCTTCGGCACTCCACAAAAAAATAACCCGTACAGTGCGAACGAAGGGTCTATAGCCCCCGGTCGTGCGCTGTACGGGCATTGTGTTAATAAGTAAGTGAGACGACTGATTAACAGGCCGGGGGCTTTTTTATACCCACCCCCAAAGGGTTGTTCTATTCTCGGTATGGTTCCAAGCTGAAAGCGTCTTTTTGAGCCCAACCGATATCCAGTTTTTCCTGAATATATTTGATTGATTGCACGTAAAAGTCCGTCAGTTCCTCTACGGTCTGGAATGTGTGATAGCAAGGCACATCGTCCGTTCCGAACTTGAACTTTACGGGCAGTGTCGCCCCGTTCATTTGTACGGCGAGGTCATGAGCTGCCTTATAGTTGAACTGGTTTTCGCTTGACAACCATATAGGCATACCGTTCCATTCGAACCCGGAGAGGATAGCCACGTCGGTTTGGGAGTTTATCCAACCTATGACAGTTTGCTTAATTTCTTCTTCAGTTGGCTTGTGATTGAACTCCTCTTCCATGTAGGTAGCAGATCCGTCCTTCTTTTCTTGCACATCCCAACGGATGCGCCATTTGTTTTTTACAGGGTGTGTACACTCTATCAGTTTGACCCCTGCAGAGCCTTCAATTCTTCTCATACATTGAAATGTTTTGTACGTATGTCTATGTAAAGACGTACTTTGTTCTACCTTTGCCGAAGGTTTCTGTCTTGATGGTGGTTTCAAACGGGAACCCATCTGGCATTTCACTCACTTGTTGGAGGATGTTCTTCATTTCCTCCGAGTTGGTAAAGAACTTCTTCTGCTCTCCGTTCACCTCTATGGCTACGACACAGCGGTCCTCGCCCTGGCTGGTCTTTACCCCAGTCTCGAAGTCTTTGACCACGATAGGAAGGTTTACCAACTCGCGGATGCTTACCACCGCACCCGCAAATCGCTTCTTGCCGTCTTCGGGCTTGTAAGCGACATTCAGATCCTTAAAAGATTTCATTTCTTTGCCTGTTAATTTATTAAACAACATTATACAGTTGGCGTGTTTTGCCATTCCGTAGAAACTTGCTATCAATACACGCCGCCTTTTTCTACTTTTTACCTCGTGCATTTTTCGGGCAAACTTCTGTTTAATACGCTTGCGCAGTCGCACATGGTCGGGATAGATGACATATCCCAAGAAGTCAATGCCCTCGTCCACTGGGAACACACGCTCGTTGGCTTTCACCTTGAGGTCGATTTGTTCCAGTTGCTCGTGGACGACATCACGAATCTTCCACAATTCCGATTTCGCGTTACCGAGTACGACTCCGTCATCACAATAGCGGTAGAAATGACGGACACCGTACTTGTCCTTCAGATAATGGTCTAAATACACAGACAACAAGAGGTTTCCCAAGCCTTGTGATGAGCGTAGCCCGATGCTGATACCTTCAGGCATCATACGGACAAACCCGTCGAGCAGGTTGATGAGTGTCTTGTCTTTGAACACCCTGCGGACACAGTACATCACAAAGTCCTGCTTGACACTCTCGTAAAATTTGGAGATGTCGAACTTGTAACAGTACCTGGTTCCTTCTGGGTCGTCCTGCATATCCCGGCGAATGTACTTCATAAGGTCGTGCATTCCCCGTCCTTCAATACTTGCAGAGGTTGTGCGGATAAACCGCTTCTTCAGATGTTTATCAACGACTGCCATTATGGCGTGTATGGCTATGCGATCTTTCATTGAGAGAACTTGAATGCGGCGAAGTTTGCCCCCTTCAATAATCTCTTTTTCCCGATATCCACTTACTTTGAATGAGCCGTCAGTAATCTGTTTTGTCAGTTCCTGTATCACTTCCTCCTTATGCGCAAGAAGGTAGCGTCCTTGGCGACAGCGTTTACGCTTTTTGCCACGGAGTACCTGGTTGAACGACTCCGCCATATTGGAGTAGTCCACAATCTCCTTGATGATGTAACCTTCTCTTCGCATACAGTTAGTTTTAGGCATTAGCCTTCCTTCCTTGGGTCCAAGTTCTTCGAATCCGTCAGGACCTACCAAACTCTACCCGTCCATTCAATTTTTCAGCTTTCCAGTCATTGACTGCTGTTGCTGTGGCTTGTTCCCCTCGGCACGACGTTGAGGATACATCCCCGGTGTTGTACGCCGATTATGTTGTTTTGGTTGTTTGCGAGACGCGACCCGATGTTCGTGTTCGTATTCGATGAGTCGTTATTCGCGTTCGCGTACGACACACCGCCATTCGAGTTCGCGTTGTTGTTCGAGCGGTAAACCACACGGCTTATGGGGAACTCCACCTTTTTGGGTGCAAAGTTACTCAATAAACACGAACTTTGAGAATGCCGGTGTGGCTCAGACTGTGTTTAGAAATGAAATAATCTTGTTCATCTTGCTGTTAATTGAAAAAAAGTTCTTATCTTTGCACGCAGAAGCATTGAAGGAATGGCATTCTGGCATTTGAGTCCTAACCGCCGCCTTTGGTGCTTTTGCTTTTTTATTCAACTATGTCATTGATGGAATAAAGGAAATACTTCACTATTACATGTCCGTTATTCCTCCTGTTTACATGCTTTGCCACATTTAGCCTTACCCATCTACCATTCACCTGAACCTTGAAATAATAGAAGTGCTCTATATTGTCCGTTCTTGGGTGTGTAAGTGCGGAGTCATCAACATACTCGGCATTCTCAAGATAGGTTGCTAAATCTTTCAGATCGTCTTTTGACACTATGCGTGTTCTTCCGAAAGTATCTGCAAAGAGGTGTTTATTTCCGTCTTTTGTAAATCCGACATTCAGGCGACCTCCTTCAATGGCTTTCTCCACCTTCCGACTTAATAGCGGTTCCATTTCGTGCATATAGTGTGTTCGTTCAATCGCTGTCTGTGACTTGGTTCTGTCGCCAACACACTTCTGTAGTATCTCACAAGCTGCACATAGTTCGTTATCCGGGACAAATGCCAATTTGAGTTTGCCCTTTGCAATGTCGCAATCCTTACACCTACGAATGGTATATGGGTTATAGTCCGGCATTGCCTTTTCTTGTTTGCCTGGATTGAAGCGGAAGATACCTTTGGTGTCCTTGCCTGTTGCCAGTTCTCCGAGGGACATTGCTTCTTCGTGGTTTGTTACAGCATATTTCGATTTACGAACCTGAACGACTGTACATCTGCAGCCCCAACCGTTGGGTGGGTAGAACTCCTCCCAGAACGAATCGGTGATAGGAAGTGTTACCCCATGCAGAGAGGCGTGTTCAGGACGCACCTTGTCGTCGCAGACTGTTCGATACTGAAGATTGTATCGATCGCCGTCCTCCATGAAGCGTTCCCACTTGCCTGCCATTTGAGCTGAAGCATGAATGAAGTTATATTCAGCCCGGAGATAATTGCCGTTGTATGTATCATCAACCTTACGAACATCGTTCAAAAACTGTTCGAACGATTTTCTATTGCCGTTCTCATCGAGCAAAGATGGGAACGCTTCGTTCAGTTCGTGGAAGGTTTTCATTCCGGAGAAAATGTAGTTTGACCGTTCCAAACGGCGACGCATAAGGTCGGACATTTCCACCTGTTTGAAAGATGAATCCAAAGCCCCGGCATGAGCTTCGATGAACTCCTGTGCTTTTGGCGTTTCTAAGATGGTGATGTTGAGATTTGCCCCCTCTTGTTTGTAGAGGGTTTCCATCATACCGTCAAAGAGTCTTGTCAATTCAGAACGCAGTTTGTCCTCTTCCTCCTTACGTCCGGCAATAAAGTCAAGCGGTTGCCCCTCAAGCAGACTTGCATACCTTTGGTGCAGCCCCACATAATCAGTGGGGCTCAGTCGAAAAAACGATGTGCGTTCTTTTGCTTGCCTTTCGGCTTGTTGTCCCCCTTGCCGTCTTCCTCGCCTGTCGGATCTGTGTCATCAGGATTGGGTGCGGTGGGTGTTGCCTGGCGTCGTTCGCCTACTGGCATACTGTATTTCTCGGCAAAGTATGTCGGGTCCACCTCATAGCGGTCGGCAATCATAGTTTCGTATGCCACCTGTTGCTCGGGTGTGTAGTCCACAGCATCGTCCCATTCGAAGCGCAATCCTTTGATTGGGAATCCGTGCTTCACCATACGGGGGATGAGCTGGTTGTTCACGATGTCGCGCAACATGTCGCGATCGCTGTCCACCAGGTTCTCGAATACCTCAAGGTGGGTTTGTGATTGCGAAAGGCTGCTTCCGTCCTCAATGGTCATTGTTTGACCGATGATGAGCTTTGAGAGTTCCGAGTTGGCACGGTCCACACGCTGGTTGTACACATTATAGGCATCGCCTTTGGCGGACTCCTTGAACTCAATCTCCGTTTCGGTGGTTGTCACCATTGAGAGCTTCGTTCCTGAAGCGTCAAGCATACTCATCAGCTGAGCGTGCTCTTTAGGGTCTCTTGATGTTGTCCTGGCAATGCGCATAGGCATACCGAAGATTTCACCGAAAGTATCCCAAAAGCCGAGCATATTCTTCTTGGCGATTGTCTGTGTAGCAGCCTTAAGGAGCAATCCCAAATCATCGGGTAGTCCTGCCTCTATAAGCCAGTCAGAGAAAGGCGGTACACGATACTCCGTTCCTGAAGTCCAGCCCATGCCGAGTTGTGGAACCACACGCCCATATTCGGGTATGACATGCTTTCGGGGTAACAGGGTTACTCCGCTATAGCAGATGCAGCCGTCCCCATCCGTAGTGATGTCGCCCAGTTCAATGAGCGAGTGCCCCCAATAGATGGAATCCAGCGCATATTTGAGCAGCTGTTTGAACCACGACTGGTCGAAGTAGTGTTTTGCCTCTTCGTTCTCCTTACCCTTTGCATCCACAATCTTGAACGAGCGGGACATGACGAACCCCTTGCGCTGCTCGATACAGCCCGATAGGTGAAGATCCACGAGCGCATCCCGGTAGATGTCATACAGGCGTTGCCTGTTGGGATTATCTACATTGATAGCCAACTGCCAGGCATGACGCCAGTCCTGCATGTCCTGACGGGTAAGGGCATCCGTTGTTTTCTGTAGGTCTATGATGACCTTTCGCACGCTCTTCTTGTCTCCTTTGGCAAGAATGAAATCCCCATGGGGCGTGTGTATGATGTTGTCAGGCTTTGGGGAGAAGCCCATAATTGAATCCTTGAATCCCATAGTTACCAGGTGTGATGAAGTTTCGGTTCGGAACTGTATATTGTAGTGCCTGTTGGTGTATTGCCTGACTCATCGGTGGCAATAGGAAGGTCGGGTATGATTTTCCCAGCCTGTACACCCTCCAGCCATTTGATGGCTCGCTCGTAACGTTCCTTTCGTATCTCTGAACCCATTTTCTGGGGCATTGCCGAGACCATGTGGTAGAGTGCAATGTCGCAGGCATACATTACCAGCTGACGGTTGCGCTGTTCCCCCTCTGTGGCGAATGCAGCCGTACAGTCATATTTTGGACGCAGGTATCCCGACATCTCTTCGATGGCTTCCGCTTCCGCATTGGTGCGGTTCGCTTCGTCTGTTTGTGTGATGACCTTGAGCGCTGCATCCCCGATGACAACCTTGTAGTCTTCTTCTGTGATGAACATAGCTCCTCCTTTCTATTTGGTAATGAACAGGGCGGATTTCTCTATGTCCTGGATGGTTGTACCCTTGCGGAACCTCTTCTTTGCGATGAGCTCCTTGAATGTCTTTTTCGGGGCGACCTTCAGCCCTCCGTTCATATACACTACGAAATATCGCAAGCCTGTTTGGTTTGCGAGTTTTACTGCCTTCTTTACGGCACGCTTGTACTTCCAAGCGAAAATAAGTCTCTTGATAAACTGTACCATACTACCATATATTTTTAGATGTCGGGCGAGCCCCGAACATCGGTTTGAAACTCTCTTGTCTTGTGTTGCGCTGAAGGTACCAGATGGCGCCTTCATCAGCGTCGGGAGCATCGTCATGAACACGACTTCCTCGCTCGAGTGACAGTGTCTGTTCAATGCCGACCTGCATATCCGAAGTGTCCTTCAGCGCTTCGTTATAGAATACGAACCCACGTTCCCATAGAGGTGATATCGCCTCGATACGCTGTATCTTCTCGGGCTTCTTGCGTTTGTCCGGGAGGATGGGCAACTGGTAGCCTCGCAGGTTGCCTTCGGTGGTAAACTCATCAAGGATGATGTCCTGCATGAAGTTGGCCTCCATAAAGAAGCGCACCGATACGTTTTCGGGGAGTGATTCGTAGAGGTTGTAAAGCCAGCGCACCATTCCCGACACAGTGTCCTGACGAACATAGCAGTCTATGAGGTGGAGTTCATTGCCTATCTTGCCCCATAGGCGGGAAGCCTTGTAGTCGTTTGCGGTCGTGGACTTGAACGAAGGGTCGGTATAGCATACAAGCATCTCATACTTGTGCAGTGGCAGCACCTTCTTGTAGCGTATCCAGTCGTGACGGAAGATGGTTCCGTCCTTGATGGGATTGTGCATCATCTCCTTCTGCCAGGAGCGATATCCCATAAATGCTGCAGCTTCTTCTGCCTCTTGTTTGGTCCATTTCTCTTTCCATACAGGCTCACCGTCCTTATCCACAGCTTTAATCTCGGACACATACACACCCTTGGTGGCTGCGATGTTTGCCAATACGGAGTTCTTGGATATGAGGTTACCCACCATAATGAAGCGACCGCGACCTACGTCAAGCGCACCGAACAGGGCTTCTTTCACCCAATCGGTAAGGTCTTTTACTCGCTTCTCGTTACGGCAAAGCTCATCATCATCCAAGTCGTCGATGACAATGTAGTCGGGGCGTGCTTCCTTGTATCTCATACCACGGGGGGACTGGCCGCGACCACGTGCGAAGAATGCCACATCGGACTGTGTTACGAACTGACCTTCTTGCCAGTTGCCGACAGCCTTCTGCTCGCCGAAGTCAGCAATGATTCGCTAGTTGAACTCCAGTTCCGCCTGAATGTCGGACAATAAACCGATGGCACTCTCTTCAGACTTACCCACAACCACCATTACATTGATGAGCCTCTTTGGCTGGAACATCAGCCATAGGGGCAGGAATATGTCAAAGTGTGCGGACTTGGCATGACCTCGTGGCCACTTGAATACAGCCTTGAGGTTCGGGGTATTCTTCACTTTGAGTGCAGCGCTATTGTGGAACGGAGCATTGTGCACGGTTCGGATCACCTCGCCTGTGGTCTTGTCTCGCAAGGTCAGGAAGTGTGGAAAGTAGTATTCGCAGAACGCGGCATAGTCCTTCTGCAACCGCTTGATGCGTTTGTCCTTCTGTGTTGGGGATTCGTTTACCAGAGCGGAGAGGTCAGTGAGAGACTGGACGCGTTTGCAGTGTTCCTGCCATTCAGCATACCGCTGTTTAATCTCACTTGCCGTTGCCATACTACTTCAAAGAATTAGCGCTCATCGACTCGATGAGATACTTGTCCTGGTACTTGTTGATTGCCTTGAGTAACTCTGGGGTGATGTCGGGGTCGGTCTGCGAACGATATTCCAACCATCTTGAGAATGCCATAAACACCTCGATGGCATCCACGACATTTGCTTTCTTGTCGAGCTTCTCAATTACTGATGATAGTTTGGCGAGTTTGTCGCCGAGCCCTGCAATCAGTGTAGGGTCTTCTGATTGGTGTACCTGCTCGATGAGTGTGTCAATGGTGAGCAGTAGCTTGTTCACCAGCTCGGGACGCGATATCTGCTTGGCAGCTCGTGCCTCCTTCCAGCCCTCGGCTGTACACCACTTTGATACAGTGACACGCGATACCCCGACCTTATCCGCAATCTCGGTCTGCTCCATACCAGCCAGGTATAGAGAGCGTGCCAACGATTTCTTTTTTTCTATGTCTGCCTTTGTCATATATGAAAGGTTAAAATGTTGAACAACTGGTGCAAAGTTGCGGAGTTTCAGTGTGTCCGCCAAAATAGTGTGCAATGGTTTCATAGAAGTGTGCAACCATTGCACGCTATTTTGGTCGGGTGGAAAAGTCGGGCTAATATTGCATCGCAAACGGGCAGAAAGGCCCACTTTCATTTTTATGATATGAGCAAACGAGTACGAATTTCAAACGACAGCCTGAACAGTTACGGAACGCGCGTGCTGACATCGGGCATGAATGTCGAGCAGTACTGCCGAAACCCTGTACTGCTTTATCAGCACGAGCGCGGACAAGTCATCGGGTATGTGAAGGACCTGCAGGTGGAGAATGATGAGGTGACGGGCGAACTGATGTTCGACTGTGCATCGGAACTCTCGAAGCGATGTAAGAAGCAGTATGAGTTCGGAAGCCTGCGAATGGTCAGTGTCGGTATCGACATTCTGGAACTCAGTGATGACAAACAGCACCTGGTGCAAGGCCAGACAAGCCCGACCATTACCAAGAGCAAACTCTTTGAAGTGTCGCTTGTGGATATCGGTGCCAACGACGACGCCATCGTACTGCAGAAAGACGGAAAGCGTATCACGCTTGGCAAGGACGGAGAGTGTCCTTTGCCCTTACTCAATAATAACAACAACTTTCAAAACCCAGAACAAATGGATCAGAAAAAGTTAGCCTTATCATTAGGCTTGCCGGAGACGGCAGACGAGGCTGCTATCAATGCAGCTATTGAGGAGTTGAAGACCGCCAAGGCGGAGAATGCTGACCTCAAGAAGAACAACAACACGCTTACCCTCGAGCGTATTACTAATGCTGTAGACAAGGCCATCGGTGAGAAGCGATTGGCTGCAGACAAGAAGGACCAGTTTGTCGAGCTCGGCAAGAAGGTAGGTATTGATGAGTTGCAGAACATTCTTGCTGCTATGACTCCTCAAGTGAAGTTGAGCCAGACACTTGGCCATCAGGGCGGTGCTCCTACAGGTGCGCCCGCAACCTACTCAAAGTTGAGTGAGGTTCCTGCGGACAAGATCCTTGAACTTCGCGAGAAGAATACTGCAGAGTACAAGCGCCTTTACAAGGCTGAGTACGGCATTGACTGTGAGATTGAGGATTAACAGAGTACAAACCAATAAAAACAGAAAGACAATGAAAACAATGTTTGCATTTCTAACAGCTCTCCTGTTCAACGCAGTTACAGGTGCAGCGTTCGGTGCGGTTGTCGGCGTTAGCCCTGTGGCAGGTGCCCTTGGTATGAATGCCATTTCCGCAGTAGTAGGCACGGCAATGCCTTCGGGTGTTATGCGTGCCGGTGTTCTGAAGGAGATTTGGACTGGTGAGATGGTGAAAGCCCTCCGCGAGTTCCTTGTGGGTTCTTGGCTTGACGGCATTCCTGACAACTCCTCATTAGTAGATAACGATGTCATCCATCTGGTGGATGTAGGTGTTGACCCTGATGTATTGGTGAACAATACCACATATCCTATTCCTCTCCAGAACTTGGACGATGCGGACATCACAATCAGTCTTGACAAGTTCCAGACAAAAGTTACGCCTGTCACTGATGATGAGTTGTACGCTATCAGCTACGACAAGATTTCGCGTGTCAAGGAGAGCCATTCGAATGCTATCAATGACAGCAAGTTTGCCAAGGCGGCTCACGCATTGTGTGCGACCTCTCATACAGCCAAGACTCCTGTGTTGACTACATCCGGTGCACGCGACGAGGCTACAGGCCGATTGAAACTTACTCCAGCCGACCTTGTGGCGATGAAGCGAGCTCTTGACAACTTGAAGGTGCCTGTTGATAATCGCCGTCTGGTACTTTGCCCTGACCACGTGAATGACCTTTTGGAGGCAGATCAGAACTTCAAGGAGCAGTACAACATCAACCGTGGCGAGGGTACTGTGGCACGAATGTATGGATTTGACATCTACACTTTCGGCAACAACCCATATTACACTACTGGCGGTGAGAAGAAAGCGGTCGGTGCGACTGCGGGAACAGGTGAGTTCCAGTGCTCGTTCGCATTCTACACCAAGCGAGTGTTCAAGGCAACCGGTTCTACCAAGATGTACTGGAGTGCTGCAGAGAACGACCCAGAGTATCAGCGTAACAAGGTCAACTTCCGTCACTACTTCATCTGTATGTTCAAGAAGTCAGATGCAGGTGTCGTAATGAGAAGTGGCTACAAGGCTAACGCCTAATGGCGAAGTTGAAGTATTTAGTAATCCACTGCACAGCCACGCCATCAGGCCGTGAAGTCTCCTCTAATGAGATACGAGCATGGCACACTAACCCGGTATGCAAGGGTGGGCGTGGCTGGAAGCAGGTGGGATATACCGACCTGATACATCTGAACGGCGAGGTTGAGCGCCTTGTCGCTAACAATGAGGATGCGAATGTGGACCCGTGGGAGATTACCAATGGAGCCAAAGGATATAACTCCGTAAGCCGACACATAGTGTATGTGGGAGGTGTGGCCGCAGATGGTAAGACAACAAAGGATACACGCACTAAAGAACAGAAGCAGGCTTTGGAAGCCTATGTAAAGGATTTCCACAAGCGACACCCGAAAGTCCGAATCATCGGGCACAGGGAGGTAGCAGCAAAGGATTGTCCGAGCTTCGATGTTCAGGCTTGGTTGAAGACCATAGGGATTAACCAATAAAACGAGTGGATATGGAGTTCAGCGAAATACTCAATTACATACTGGGCGGTGGGCTGTTGGCGGCTGTTGTCGGCATAGTGACCCTGAAAGCGACCTTGCGTAAAGCGAATGCAGATGCTGAGAAGGCTATCGCAGAAGCCGAGACCGTACGTATTGATAACGCTGAACATGCCACCCGTATTTTGATAGAAAACATTGTAGAACCGCTAAGAAAGGAATTGCATGAGACACGAGAAGAGTTGCGTGAGACCAAGAAGGAATTCGGTGCGACCAAACGCGAAATGGCGAGGCTCCGCAAGGCTATTGCCGACGCTAACAGTTGCAAGCATTCTGATGATTGCCCTGTTCTTTACAGGTTGCGCGACCTCACGAAAGGTGAGCTCCCAGGTTGTATCGAGCACGGCCCAGGAATCCGTGGACAGCCTACGATACGAAGTAAGGAAGATAGAGACGGTGACGGTACCACAATCACAGGTGAAACTGGAGATACCGATAGACAGCCTCCGTAAACTTCCCCAAAAGGCAGAATATCGAGCCAAAAACGGTCAGGCTAATGCAGTAGTGCAGTACAAGCGGGATACAATAATCGTGTATGCCATCTGTGACAGTCTGAAACGGCAATGTGAATACTATGAAAATATAGCAGCCACATACAAGGAGGCATACGAAGATCTGCAGAACATTGTTCGGGAGGAAAAAGAACAGCGTTCGAATCCTGTCAAAATAGCGTTAATATCATTTCTTGTCGGTGTTGTCATCGGCATATTACTAACAATCATTGTAAAACTCAAATTCAAAAAGATATGAACAAGGATTTTATCTATGGAATTGGTCGCGTGAAATTAGGTGATTTTACACTTGGCTACATTGAAAAAGGTTCTTGGGATTGGGGTGGAACCAAACCTGAAAGCGTAGATGTTGATGCAGAGCAGGTTCCTGATGCCCCTGTCCTGACATTGCTGACCAAGAACGGAAGTATCAGCCCAACCTTCAACCTTATTCAGTTGAACTATGAGAATATGCAGAAAGTTGCAGGTGGTTCGCTTGTCGGTACTGAAGGTGCTTATACTGGTTGGAAAGCCCCAACAGACCTTGTAGAGATACGCGACTCTTGTACTATTGATTTCAAGAGTGGTCAGACAATGACCATTCCAAATGCGACCATTTTGTCAAACTTGGGTGGTAAGTTGACATTGACGGAGGTTTCCAAGATGGAATGCCAGTTAAAAATCAACAAACCTGCTGATGGTGGCTCTCCTTACGAAATCAATAACACCGTAAAAGAGTAAAAGCGTATGGATGAGTCTGTCGTAAGACGAATTCAGAAAGAGGGTGCGGAAGCACTATTGAATGCTGGTGTTTCCGTCCCTTTGAAAGAATTTCGTTTGCCGTTCAAAAAGAAACCTGTCCGGCTACGCGTGACAATGAAACGACCTTATATGTCCGGGCAGTTGAGAATTGCCCGGACATATTTGTCTATGGGTGTTACGAGTAACCAGATGGATTCCTTCACCAAGGAGGAGGAAATGAGGTTCATTGTAGAGCATAGCAAAGCAATCAGCCGAATTATCGCCTACACCATTTGCCAGGGTTATGTGTCTCGTCATTTGTTTGTCGGTTTTGTAGCTTGGTTTATCCGCAATTTTGTGGAAGACCGCTATATGCAAGTTGCGTTCCGTACTTTTATCCGCTTAATGGGTACAAAGTCTTTTACGAGTATTATCAGATCAGTAGAGATGTCGAATCCGATGAAGCTACGACTGAGCCAAAAAAGGAAGGGGAGTTAAGAACAAAGTTTGTCGGTTCCCATAGCCCCTTTGGATTTCTCTGGCAGATTGCCACCGCTACAGGTTGGCATCTTAGCTACATACTAAATAAGGTCAATTATCAAACCCTTATAATGATGCTTTCCGATGCCCCGCGATATGTTCGTGTTAAGGACAATACAGAAAATGAAGAGCAAACAGCCGAAGATGAAGCCAATAATATAGTGACATTTTTTCAAAGCAATCTGAAACAATGAGTAAACCAGTTGAAATAGAATTCTTGATGAAGGACGGTCTTTCTGCCGGGATTGATAAAGTCGGGGAAAAGACTGATGCATTGGGTGATAAAGCAGCCAAGACTGGTACCGAATATCAAAAGGTGCAGCAACAGGTCATGGAACTGCGTAATGTCATATCGCTGCTTGAGGCACAGTTGAATGAATTGCGTTTGGCTGGAGATGTGGCTTCCCCTGATTTGGATCAAAGTGAGAATATCGCCCAAATAGAGGCTCTTGAAAAACAGATTGAGGCTCTTGAAGCGGAGTTGAAACGTCTGCAGGCAGTATCCTCAGATACAGATGTAGTACCTCCGCAGTTGCCACAGGCAGAACGTAAATTTAACGGTTTGCACAACAGTATCCAGCAGATGGCTCGTGAAATGCCATCGTTGGCAATGGGACCGCAGATGTTCTTTATGGCGATAAGCAACAACCTTCCCGTCTTTGCCGATGAAGTAGCACGTGCCCGTAAGGAGTACGATGACCTAATAAAGACCGGGCAGAAGGGAACCCCGGTGTGGAAACAAATATTGTCCTCCCTGTTCTCGTGGCAGACCGCATTAACGACTGGAATTATGTTGCTGGTGATGTATGGCGATGAGATAGTAGAGTGGACCAAGGACATCTTCAGTGCTAAAAAGGGTGTGGAGGAGTTCACTATATCACTTGAGGAAATGACTGAAATCGAAAAGGACGGTCGTGCTCAGATGATACAGACCCGTTTTGAAATAGATTCTGTTATCGCATCCTTGAAGGACTTTACTGGAAGTAAGGAAGAGGAAAAAGCGAAGGTTGAGGAATTGAATCGCAAATATGGGGAAGCGTTCGGCTACTATGATACTGTCGCCCAATGGTACGATGTACTTATACAGAAAAGTGAGGATTATATCCAGATGCTTTTCCTGCAAGCAAAGGCCCAAGCAATGGTGAATAAGGCGGTAGAGGCTGATGCCGAGCTTCAGAAACTTAAGCAACAGAAGCCTGGCGATGCGGATAGCGATATGAACTGGTTTGCACGAATGGGGCATTATATGATGCAAACAGAAATGGCACAAGCAGGGCAATACTATGATGCACAAGGAACCATAGATAAATACAACCAACAGGCCTATGAAGAGATGATACGTGAAGCAGAGGCAAAGGTGCAAGGCTATCTTGATGAAGCCCAAGCGTTGACTGAACAGGCTGCAAACGTTGGAAAGAATATGGATATTGGGGGGCATACAAAACCGACTGCCCCGAAGACTGATCCGAAAAAAGAGGTGGAAAGAAGGCTCGCCCTTGAGAAAGAACAGGCGGAGGAACTTCGCCAACTCCGTTGGGATAATGAACAGGCTGAAATAGACCAAATGAAAGATAGTAGTGAGAAACGCATCCGTCAAATTCAGTTGGACTATGAAAAGGCTATTGCAGAAATTCGGGACCAGGAAATGAAATGGCGTGAAGCTCAAGGTGGCAATCTTACGGAAGAGCAGCATACTGCATTGAAGGATGCTTATAGTCTTACACAGTCTGGTATGGAATCCGAAGTGAGAGCCGTGGAAGCGGACGAAGTACAGAAGGGCAGGGAGAAACTGAATGCACTTTTAGAAGAGTACAAGACCTATGACCAACGCCGTAGGAGTATAGAAGAAGCCTACAACCGAGATATGGAGGTGTATAATGCTGAGCTGGAGAGCTTGCGCAATTCCGGGGGAGACACTTCACAAATAGAGGCTTCAATACAGGCCCGTACAGATGCCTACAAAAAGGAGATTCAATCGTTGGAAGCAGATATATTGCACGCTACCGATTTTTATGACAAACTCTTTTCGGATGTCTCGGAGAAGGGTTACAAAGTGCTGAAGGACTTTTATGCTCAAGCAAAGGAAACCCTTGATAATGCTCAAGTGAGTGCCGATGGCGTTGTTGTGGAAGTACCTGTGAAAGATGCAGATGGTAAGTTCGTCAAGAAGGCGGTTAAGTTGACTGTTGCCGAGTTTGAAAAGATGAAGCAGCAGGTTGTCGCCATTCAGCATGAGTTGGAAAAAAAGAATCCATTTGCTGCATTCAAGACCTCTTGGTCGGACTTGATGAAGGCAATGAAGAACGGGGGTGATGTTACCGGGGCATTAACCAATATGAATTCCAAAGGCAAGGAATTAACTTCTACCATACGCGGTTGGGGAGATTCTTTGGGTGCTGTTTTTGGCGACCGCTTTAGTCAATCTATGGAAGAGATGATGACAATGGTTGACGGTGTAATGGATATGGGTACCGGTATTGCTCAAATTTATTCCGGGGATATAGTAGGCGGTATCACCAACACCTTGAGTGGCTTAGGTTCTATCATTTCCATGTTCACCAGTTGGAAAGAGAAGATGGAGGAGATGAGGCGTGAGTGGTATATTGCAGAGATAGAAACGAACAGAGCAATTAGGGAACGCAATCAAGAGCTTGCAGCCAACAGAGATACCATTCAGGATATAATAACCAATCAGGAACTGTTGAACTGGTTGGTGGAAAAAGGATATTCCAAGCCAAGCAGTGTATCCGTATGGGAAGCACAATCTGCAGCACTCCTTGAGTACCAGAAGAACCTGGAAGCAGAAATGAGAACAAACGATGCCCTTTGGAATAACTTGCAAGCAAGTGATGCCCATTGGGAATGGGGTAACTCATTGAATGGCGGTTCTGTTACCCACTCATTGCGTGGTATGAGTGCTGAGCAGATAGAACTATATTACAACCAAAATAAGCTGTCTGATGCGGCACGAGATTATTATGAGGCATGGGTAGAAAGTGGAAAGTCAGTTGAGGAACTGAAAAAGAACATCGAGGAAACATACGCTTCCATGCAGGAAATGGTAATGGGTACTTCGTTTGACGGTTTCCTGACCAATGTGAGAAACGCCTTGCGTGATGCCCGTGGTGACATGAGGCAATTTGCTGACTTTACCGAGGATGTAATATCGGAGGCTCTCCTAAACGCTTTTATGTATCAGCAGCTTGCAAAAGCGCTTGAACCCTTATACAATGATCTGTCCGAACATTTAATAGATGGTACAGCGGACAAAGACTATTTGGCTGATTGGAAAGAGAACTTCCAAAATGTCCTGAGTTCTGAAACGGAAAAGTTAAAGGATTTGGGTAATGAGTTGGGGGTGGATGTCTTTTCTGGTGGTACTTCACAAACAGGCAAGAGCGGTGCGTTTACCGCCATGAACCAGGAGCAAGGTACGAAACTGGAGGGATTGTTTGTTTCCGGGCAAATGCATTGGGCTTCTATCGATGAGCATGCTGAAGATATGTCAGAAACCATGAGTATAGCGGAAGCCCATTTGGCAAGAATTGAGGAGAATACCGAAACGTGTGCCAAAGAACTCAAGGAGATAAAAGAAGAGGTAAAAAAACAAAATCGCGATGGCATAAAAGTGAAATGATATGGACAAAATTTTAGGTGGCCTTGTGCTGATTAACAATGTGGATATATGGGCGAGATACGGGACCTTCCTTACCGAGAAGAAAAAGGGGGGCAAGGATAACCTCAAGGCAATACTCCGAGCCTCCAAGGTAAAAGCTCATGTTGGTGTCAATGTACGGGAAGAGAATGGACGCAAATACTCTTCCTCTCTAACTGTTGTCAATGATGAACGCGATGTAACCCTGCATTTTGCCTTGTTTGCCAACACCCAAACCGAATGGTGGCAGAAGTATAGGGATTTTATCAACTTCATAAAGCAGGGAGATAAAGGTTGGTTGAATGTAAAGTTTACAGATTTGGGCCTTACCTTGCGTATGTTCTACCTTGACAGTACCGAACCAGAACCGCTGACCTGCCTTTGGAGAGAAGGTAAGCAGGCAAGTCGATTCAAGATTAAATTCAAGGAGCCTAACCCGATAATTTAA